ATTACCTCAGTTAATAAAACGATTAGAAACACTCTGATATTTGTCCTAACTATATTTTTAGGCGTTACAGGATTTCTACTCCAAGAAGTTATTTACCAAGCCATCTCATAAATTATGCCCTCACAAAAAGAAGTATTAGAAGCCAACGAAGCAGAAGTTATTTTAAATAGCGATATATTTAAAAAAGCTGTTGCTAACCTCAAAGAAGAATATATGCAAAAGTGGGAAAACTCCTCTGAAGCCGATAGCAGTTTTAGAGAAGATTTACACAAAGCAATCAGAATTTTGCCTGAAGTAGAAAAACATCTTAGGATTATTATTGAAAAAGGCAGAATAACGAAAACTCAATTAGACAAGATAAGAAGCATAACTAGGTAATAAACCTTGAGCTTTCCTAGTCTTTTAGAGTAAAATTCAAACACTATTTACACAATGAGGTAAAAACATGGCAATAACGGACAAACCGACTGCATTACAAAATAATTTAGAACAGGCAGAAAAAGCATTTTCTAACTTACTGACTCCTGAAGAAGAAGCACCAGTAAAAGAAGTTGTTGAAGCTGTCGAAGAATCTGTAGAAGATATTGAGGAAGTTACTGAAGAACCAGAAATGGAACTTGAAACTGCCGAAGAAGTCGAAGAAACAGAAGAAGAATATCTTGAAGAAGATCAAGATGAGTCACAAGAAGATCAAGTAGAGCTTTTGGATGACGAGCAACCTCAACTTTATACCATTAAAGAAAATGGCGTTGAAGTAGAGGTCACACTCGAAGAACTCCAAAACGGCTACAGTCGTCAGCAAGACTATACACGCAAGACTCAAGAATTGGCTAATCAACGTAAAGAGATTGAAAGCCAACAAGCAGAGTTAAGGCAAAAGGATGACATTTATAAGGATTTGTTACCGAAACTTGAAGCTAATTTAAAAGCTGAGTTAGGTGAAGAACCAGATTGGAAAGCTATATATGACGAAGATCCTATTGCTTATGTTCGTGAAAAAGACGTTTGGAACGAAAAACAAAAACGTCTGGAAGCAGCTCAAGCTGAACAGCAAAGAATCAAAGATGAGGAACTTGCTGAACAGCAGAAACAAGTTAAAGAATTTGTTGAGTTTGGCAACCAGCAGTTATTGGAAAAAGTTCCTGAATGGAAAGATTCTGAAAAAGCTAATTCTGAAAAGATAGCGATTAGGGATTACGCCATAAATGTTTTAGGATTCACGCCACAAGAAATGGATCAAGTTTATGACTATCGCATTTTGTTAGGTTTAAGAAATTCTTGGTTGCATGATAAAACTATCAAAGCAACAAAGAAGAAGCCAACACAGAAAGCACCAGCCAGAGTAGCTAGACCTGGTACTGCCAATCAAGTTAAGAAAACAACTCCTTTGAAAAAGTCAAAACAGAAATTAGCTAAATCTGGCAAAGTCCAAGATGCAGCTAAAGTATTTGAACAATTAATTTAATTTCTAGCGAAAGCTAGAGGAGTATATAAACATGGCTAAAGTCACAAACGCCTTTGATACTTATACTGCGACTGCTGACAGAGAACAATTAAGTGATGTTATTTATAACATCTCTCCTACAGCAACTCCTGTAATGAGTGCCATTGGTAGAAACAATGTAAAAAACGTGCAATTCGATTGGCAAGTAGAATCTTTGCCAGCCGCAAGTGCAACAGGGAAACTTGAAGGTTTTGAACTTTCAAGAGCAGCTTCGACTGCTACAACTAGAGTAAGTAATGTATGTCAAATCTCAAGCAGAGATGCGACTGTTACTGGTTCACAAAACGCTTCTGATGCTGCTGGTAAAAGAAGTGAAATGGCGCACCAATTAGCTCTTATGGCTAAAGCGTTGAAAAGAGATATGGAAGAAGCCTTAACTCAAAACAATGCTAAAAACGCTGGTAACGCTACTACTGCTAGACAAACAGGTGGTTTAGAAACTTGGATCACTACTAACAAGTCTATCGGTACTAATGGTGTTTATGGCGGTAGTGGTGCTGCTACTACTAATGGAACACAAAGAGCTATTACTGAAGCTCTTGTTAAGACTGTGCAACAGTCTTGTTTCACTAATGGTGGTGAGCCTTCATTACTAGTTGTTGGCCCTCACGTGAAATCAGTTGTATCTGGTTTTACTGGTAGAAGTTCAGCTAGACAGTTTGTAGATGCAAACACTATTGAAGCGTCTGTATCTATCTACTCTGGTGATTTTGGAGAACTACAAGTAGTTCCTTCAAACAGAAGTAGAGCTAGAACTGCCTTACTATTAGATCCTGAGTACGCAAAAGTTTCTTATCTTAGAGATTTCGAAACTATTGACATCTCAACTATTGGTGATGCTGAAACTAAAATGCTAGTGGTTGAATTCGGTTTAGAAGTGAGCAACGAAGCTGCTCATGGAGCTGTATACGACTTATCTACATCATAAGTTTAATTAAGGGGGGTGAGTAATCACCCCTCTTTTTTAAGATGGCAAGAAGAACAGTAATAGACACTAGAACAAACTTTGTTAGCGAGTTCGCTACAGAAGATGATAAATTTGTTTATCACACCAAACAAAACGTAGCTCCAATTTTGAAGCACGTTAAAGACTTACAAGAATTAAAACCAGGTAAAGAATTACGTCATGTTGCGGAAGTACCTATGGTAATATATCAAAAAGCTATACGAGAAGGTTGGGCAAACGATAAAGCCAAATGGAAAAAATGGTTGAATGATCCCAACAATAAACTTTTCAGAACTTGGCAAGGTAAAGTATGACTTACGATGATTTAAAAACACAGATAGCAGATTTTCTAAATAGAAGCGATTTGACTTCTAAATTGGATTTTTTTATTGATGCTACTGAAGGTGAACTTAACAGAAGATTAAGAACCAAAGATATGGTAGTTAGAGCAACTGCTACTGCCGATGGTCAATATTTATCTTTACCAACTGACTGGTTAGAAGCTATAAACATAGAAATTACCTCTGGTGATTTCACACCTTTATTACAACAATCCATAGAATCTTTAGATGTTTATAGAAAAGCTAACGACAATACTTCTGGACAACCAGTCTTTTTCTCTATTGTTGATAAAACTTTAGAGTTAGCACCTACACCTGACACAAGTTATACATTACAATTAACTTATTATGCTTCGATAGCAGCGTTGAGTAGCACAAACACTACCAACTTTGTATCGACTGGACACCCAGATGTTTATTTATATGGTTGTCTAAAACACGCTTCAATCTACTTAATGGAAGATGAACGTGTAAATATGTTTTCTCAGTTGTTTGAAAAAGCACTAGAGGAAATGAGAATGGAACAAGAACGTGCTGAATTTGGCAAAGGCTCTTTAATACCAAGAAGAAGAACTTATGGCAAAGCACACAAAACAACTTATCATTTTAAGAGTTGAGGTAAGATATGTCAGGATTTAGTGATTATTTAGAAGATAAAGTTTTAGACCATGTATTTGGCGGTAATGCTTACACAGCACCAACTACTTTGTATGCAGCTTTGTATACAGTAGCACCATCTGATACTGGTGGTGGTACAGAAGTTTCTGGCGGAGCTTACGCTAGACAAACAGCAGCATTTACTGTTTCTGGTACAAACCCTACAACTGCAAGTAACACAGCAGCTATTGAATATCCTACAGCTACAGCCGATTATGGAACTGTGGTTGCTGTTGGTATTTTAGATGCTTCTTCAAGTGGTAATTTATTAGCTTACTCTACTTTAGATTCCTCAAAGGTCGTAAGTAGTGGGGATGTTTTTAGATTCAATGCTGGAGATCTTGATATAACGCTGGCGTAACATCATGGCCAGTATCGGCTATAATCAGGGTTACTACAGTAGATCCAAATATAACGACTTAGCACACCAAGCTGAAGCCACAATAGCTGGCGTTAGCGGTGGTAGTGCAACCTCAGTTTTTGTTGTTGATGGCTCTAGTACCATTTCTGGTACAAGTGGTTTTAGTTCAGTAGGTACACAGATAGATTTAGGTACAGCAACGATTCAAGCTGTATCTGGTTTTAGTGCTGTAGGTACACAAATTGATGCTGGTAAAGTAACTATGTCTGGCGTTTCTGCCTTCAGTTCTGTTGGTCGTCAAGTTATTGCTGCTTCACAAACTATTACAGCAACTTCTAGTTTTACTTCTATAGGTACGCAAATAGATCGTGGTGTTGCTACCATTGAAGCAATCTCTAGTTTTAGTTCTATTGGTGGGTTAAAATGGACAGACCAAATAGTTGCAGCAGATACTTGGACAGAACAAACTGTGGCAAGCGATACTTGGACAAACCAAACAAATCCGACAACTACTTGGACAGATTTAGACGAACAAGAAGTGGCATAATATGGCAGATACAACAACAACGAATTTATCACTTATAAAACCAGAGCCAGGCGCAGCCGAAGATACTTGGGGTATTTCTTTAAATACTGATTTAGACACGATAGACGCAATATTTAGTGCAACAGGAACAGCAGTTTCACTAAATATTGATGGCGGAGATATAGCATCTGCGGTTACGATAAATAAGTCACCAGTCATAACATTAGGTGGCGATCTTTCTGGAAATGTTACTTTAACAAATTTAGCTAGTGGCACTTTAACTGCGACTGTTGGTACTTTAAATCAAAGCACTACAGGAAATGCAGCTACGGCTACAGCTTTACAAACTGCCAGAACGATTGGCGGTGTATCTTTTGATGGTACAGCTAATATCAATTTACCTGGTGTAAATACTGCTGGCACACAAGATACTTCTGGTAATGCTGCAACCGCAACTGCTTTAGAAACTGCAAGAACAATTAATGGTGTTAGTTTCAATGGCACAGCAAACATAACAACGCTTACTGCTGGTACAGGCGTATCGGTATCAGGCACAGCAGTATCTATTGGACAAGCGGTGGCAACATCTGACAGTCCAACATTTACCAATATGACTTTATCTGGTACTGATTCAATTAAAGTGCCTGCTGGAACTACTGCACAAAGGAATGGATCACCTGCTGCTGGAATGTTGAGATACAACTCAACCACAGGTGAATTTGAAGGTTATACAAATGCTTGGGGTGCTATCGGTGGCGGTAGTGGTTCATTTAGCACAAATATCCTTGCAGGTGATGGCTCTACTACAGCTTTTACATTATCAGCAGCACCAAGTTCAGAAAACAATTTGATGGTGTTTATTGATGGTGTCTTTCAAGCGCAAAATGTTTATTCAGTATCTGGTACTACTTTAACTTTTGCTACTGCACCTGCTAATGGCAGAGTCATTACTGTTTATAACGCTGAAGAAGTATCTATTGGCACACCTTCAGATAACTCAGTAACTTCTGCTAAGTTAAGTGGTAATTTAGTAACACCAGGAACTTTAGATTTAAATGGACAAGAACTTATTCTTGATACTGATGCAGATACTTCTATTACCGCAGATACAGACGATCAAATAGATTTTAAAATTGGCGGTACTGATGTTCTAACACTAACTAATAGTGCTATGACTTTAAAAGGCTCTGGCCCTGTTTTTACAATAGGAGATGGCGATGCAGAGGATACTAAAATTATTTTTGATGGCAACACACAAGATTTTTATATAGGTTTAGATGACTCTGCTGACAGCCTTACGCTTGGTAGAGGTACATCAGTAGGTGCAAGCAAAGCTATTGTTATAGATGCTACAGGTAAAGTTGGTATTAACGTAACGCCAACATCTGCTTTAGATTTAGAAATTGAAACAGATAAAAGAATTACCTTTGCAGGTAATATTGGTGAAATTGGAGATGTTGCAGGTTTTCAATCTATCAATAGTGCTGGAAGTGCATTAGGTGCATTTGGCATGAGAGCAGATGATTTAAGGTTTGCTACAGGTTCATCAGAAAGAATGAGAATCCTTTCTAATGGGCAAGTTTTATTTGGACAAACTTCTCTTAATGTTGCTAATACAGGTGCAGGTATAGTAGCAAATGATTTCATGTTTATTACAAACAATCTTTCAAATAGCGCTGAAAGACTTTTTATTTTAAACAGACAAGGAGTTTCAAGTTCAGCTGAATTTACAGAATTCAGAACAGCAAATACTGAAAGAGGTACAATTTCATTTAATGGTTCTAATATGCTTTATGGTGGTACTTCAGATTATAGATTAAAAGAAAATGTTGTACCTATGCAAAATGCTTTAGATAGAGTTAAGCTGTTAAATCCTATTACTTTTAATTGGAAAGAAACAGGCATTGA